AGGGGGTGTTGCAATATCGACACTACAGATGTCTACAACATTAAATGGAGCAATAACAGATACTGCTACTACAATTAATTTAACTGATGGATCTGAGTTCCCTACTTCAGGTTTTATTGTGATAGAAAAAGTTTTAACCTCTTCTGATACAACAGACCCACTTCTTGTTGGAACATACCAAAATGAAGTTATACAATACACAGGAAGATCTACACATCAATTAACTGGTTGTACTAGAGGAACAAGTGCTCCTTACAGAGGGGTTTCTCCAGAATCAACAGTTGCTGGATCTCATTCTAATTTAGCAAAAGTTTTTGGTTGTTATAAAGTTGTTTCTTTAAATGAAACATCAGTGCCAAGTACAGGTCAACCATCTACAACTACACAATTTGATGGTATAAATGTTACTTTAACTAACGCTGCATCAGGCACAGAAACAGGAGGTGGTTTCCAGTGTACAATTGGACCCATAAATGATAGAGGTTAATTATGTCAGGAGTTAAAAAATACGATTACAGCACATTAACTACAGCGATAAGAGATTACACAGAAGTAAGTTCTGATGTTTTAACTACAACTGTTGTTGATGGAATTATTATGGCTGCTGAATTTAGAATTTATCAAGAGCTTCCTATGGATTCTCAAAGGTTTGTTCAAGAAGGTACATTTGCAGCAGACGATAATACAATTAATTCTCCTGCTGGAGCTTTATTTGTTAGAGGTGTAGAAGTATTTAACTCTACAGCTAACACACAAGGTAACGGAACTTGGTTAGAAAAAAAAGATCAAACTTATTTATCAGAATATACAGACAGATTAACAGGACCAGAAGGAGATCTAACAGCACAGGATGTTACAGGATTTCCTAAATATTATGCAATGTTTGGTGGTGCAGATAATACTACAGACACATCATCTGGAGGTATGTATATAGCTCCTACACCTGACGCAGCTTACAAATTTAGAATCTATTATAACAAAATGCCTAATGGTCTTGGATCTGGCACTGGTTTTAATAACAATACTTATTTAAGCACATATTTTCCACAAGGTCTATTATATGCATGTTTAGTAGAGGCATTTGGATATTTAAAAGGTCCAATGGATATGTTGACATACTATGAAAATAGATATAAAAATGCAGTACAACAGTTTGCAGGTATGCAACTTGGAAGACGAAGACGAGATGATTATACTGACGGAACAGTTAGAATACCAGTCAAGTCACCGTCTCCGTAAATAGGAGTAAAATATTATGGCAATAACATCGGCAGTATGTAACAGTTTTAAAGCAGAAGTTTTACAAGCTTTACACAATTTTACAGCGTCATCTGGAAACAGTTTTAAATTAGCTTTATACACAAGTTCAGCAACTTTAAATAAATCAACAACAGCGTATAGTACATCAAACGAAATTTCTAACACATCGGGATCTGCTTACACAGCTGGTGGAAAAGCACTTACAAGTGTTACACCTGCTTTATCTACAGACACTGCATGTTGTGACTTTGCAGATATTAGTTTTACTTCTGCTTCATTTACAGCTAATGGTTGTTTAATTTATAATGATACAAACGCTGATAGAGCAGTTTGTGCAATCGCATTTGGTGGAGACAAGACAGTATCAAGTGGGACTTTTACAATTCAATTTCCAACAGCAGACGCATCTAACGCAATTCTTCGTATAGCGTAGGGAGTAACGACGGATGTCCGTTACTAGAACTTTTACAGTAACGGTAGTCAGTACCGGTTCAGGAAATAAATATTTTATTGACGGAGTACAACAAGCTACTTTACTTTTAGGTGAAGGTGGTACATATAAATTTGATCAATCAGATAGTTCAAATGGTAGTCATCCTTTAAGATTTTCAACAACTAGTGATGGAACACATAGTGGAGGTGACGAGTATACTACGGGTGTAACTACAAATGGTAGCCCAGGTAATGATGGAGCCTACACTCAAATTGTAGTAGCTGAAAGTGCACCAACTCTTTACTATTATTGTACAAATCACTCAGGAATGGGTGGACAAGCTAATACTGTTGACGGAAACTCATGGGGACTTATGTCCTGGGGTGCAAACGAATATGGTAGTCAAGATGCTATTGATGTTACGTTAACCGGTGTATCAGCTACATCTACTGTAGGTGCTGTAGACGCTTTTAATACAGAAGGTTGGGGCAGACAAGAATGGGGTAATTCTGCTTGGGGTGTAGATTATTCTGTACAGCTTTCAGGACAAGAAGCAACTTCTGCAATTGGAAGTGTTACTGCTTTTGACACACAAACTGTCATACCAACAGGTGTTAGTACAACTTCTTCTGTTGGTTCTATAACAACAGGTGTATTATCTATTGCAGATTTAACAGGTGTACAGGCTACATCAGAAGTAGGTGATTTTGATAACGCAGGTACTTTAGTTGGTTGGGGTAGAAATGGTTGGGGTGAAGAACCTTATGGAGATTCATTTAATAAACTTGTCCAACTATCAGGATTAACTATATTAAATTCTAGTGTTGGATCATTAACAGCTTTACCAGAAGAACTTATATCGGCAACTGGAGTATCAGCTACATCGACTGTAGGCAGTTTAACAACTATTATAGATTGTGTAGTTGTACCTACAGGAGTATCAGCTACTTCTAGTATTGGCACTCCTTTAATAACACAAGCTACTATTGGATTAACAGGTGTATCTGCAACATCTGCCGTAGGTGGTATAATTCTTGATGCAGTAGAAATAGGTTTAGTTGGAGTATCGGCTACATCTGCTGTAGGTTTATTACAAGAACAGATCTCTCAAATTCCAACAGGCCAACAAGCAACATCTTCTGTAGGATCTTTAACAGTTGGAATAGGAGTTTCGTTAACCGGAGTTAGTGCTACATCGGTAGTTGGTACAATAACTCCAACAGAAAATGCTATAGGATTAATTGGAGTAGAGGCTCAATCTTCTGTTGGAAATGTTACTCCATTAGGATATGGAGATGTTGATATTACAGGCAATACAAGTTATAGTGCTGTCAATAAAACAAATAGTGCAAGTTATTCTGATGTTGACGTTACAGCTGAAACATCGTATACAGACGTAACGCACGTAGCTTAGGAGAACAAAATTTATGGCTTCAACTTACACACCTCTTGGTGTCGAATTAATGGCAACTGGTGAAAACGCCGGTACTTGGGGAACAAAAACAAACGCAAATTTAAATCTAGTAGAAGGTATAACTGGTGGTTACGTTGTAGCTACTTTAAATGCAGCAGGAGCTGGAGCTAATACAACAGCTTTAACTGTATCAGATGGTGGTTTAACAGGTACAGCTCAATCTAGAGTTATTGTTCTTGGTGCAGAATCTCCAGAAACAATTTCAGGAAATAAAATTGTTACAATTCCTTTAGATATTGAAAATACTTATTTTATTAAAAATAGCACAAGTGGTTCTTATACAGTTCAATTAAAATATGCTTCAGGGTCAGGTGATACAGTTACTTGGGCGACAACTGATAAGGGTTGGAAACTTATTACTGCATCTAAAAACGACGGCACAAATCCGGATATTTATGAAATACCTTTATCCACAGCAGGTACAGTAACAGAAACGGGTACTCAAACTTTAACAAACAAAACTTTAACATCACCTAAAATAGGCACTTCTATTTTAGATACTAGCGGAAACGAATTATTTTTATTAACTGCAACAGGTTCAGCTGTTAATCAGCTTACATATGCTAATGCAGCCACAGGAAACAAACCAACATTTACTGCATCTGGTGGTGATACTAACATTGGTGTATCAATACAACCAAAAGGTTCTGGAACAGTCACTATTGATGCTTTAACTTTTCCTGCAGCAGATGGTTCTGCAGATCAAATTTTAACTACCAACGGTTCTGGAGTTTTATCTTTTGTAGATAATTCTGGTGGTACTTCATGGCAAGCAGTAAAAACTTCTACTTTCACAGCAGTAGCTGGTGAAGGTTATTTTGTAAACACTACAAGTGGTGTTGTAACTATGAATTTACCGGCTGGAACTTTAGGAAATGAAATATCTTTTGCAGATTATGCAGGAACATTTGATTCTAATACATTTACAATCGCAGCAAATGGTTCCGAAAAAATTTTAGGTTCAACAGCAGATTTAACAGTTTCAGTAGAAAGAGCAGCAAATACTTTGGTTTATACGGATGGAACTCAGGGTTGGTTGCTAAAGAATAAATAATCATGGCTACTTATAAAGAGAAAGTTGGAACTTCGGTTATCAACTACGCTGGTAATTATCCCGGTGCCGTGGAAGGTGAGCTATGGTACGATAGCACTAACAAAGATTTCAAATATCTATATCCAAATGTAACATCAGCTGGTTCGTGGGCTACAGGTGGTAATCTAAACACTGCTAGACAAACTTTAGCAGGTTCTGGTTCTAGCACAGCGGCATTAGCTTTTGGAGGAGTTGGTGGTGGACCAACTAATGAACTTCAAGATGTTACAGAACTATGGAATGGATCTAGTTGGACTGAAGTAAACAATTTAAGTACGGCAAGAGGTTATTTAGGGGGAACTGGAACATCAACTTCAACTTTAGCTTTTGGAGGAAACGTATCACCACAACAACAAACTGAATTATGGAACGGAACTAACTGGACAGAAGTAAATGATTTACAAGCTGCTAGACAACAAATGGGAACTGCAGGAGTAGACAACACATCAGCATTATGTGCTGGAGGAAACCCTTATCCATCTAACGCTGCATTAACAGAAGAATGGAATGGAACTAACTGGGCAGAAACTGGAGATTTAAATACTGCAAGAGGTCAATTAGCTGGAGCAGGTACTAAAACTGCAGCACTAGTTTTTGGTGGAGATGTAGGTGGACCCAATGTAGGTAATGTAGAAAAATGGAATGGATCAAATTGGACTGAAGTAACAGATTTAAATACTGTAAGAGATCAATTAGCAGGATCTGGAACTTACGAAGCAGCATTAGCTTTTGGTGGAGACTTAGGTCCTCCTGGTACATCAGCAGACGTTGAATTATATAACGGGACTAATTGGGCAGAACAAGCAAATTTAAGTGCAGGAAGACGATCATTAGCTGGTTCTACTTCAGGAGGCACTAGTTCAGGTTTAGCTTTTGGTGGAGAAGGACCACCACTATCAGCAGCAACAGATCAATGGACAGGTGCAGGTGCACCAATCGGTGCTTGGGCAACTGGTGGAAGTTTGAATACTGCAAGATATGCATTAAACACAGGCGGAGCTGGTACTCAAACAGCTGCTTTAGTTTTTGGAGGAACTACACCTCCGCTTTCAGCATTAACAGAATCTTATAACGGATCAGCTTGGACAGAAGTTAATGATCTAAATACTGCAAGATATGCTTTAGGTGGTGCAGGTGCTACTAACACAGCAGCATTGGCTTTTGGAGGAGACAGTCCACCAAAAAATGAAACAGAATTATGGAATGGTACCAATTGGACTGAAGTAAATAATTTAACTGATCCAAGAGGATATGGTGCAGGTATGGGAATTTCTACAGCTGCTTTATTTGCTACTGGTGATTATCCAGTAAGTGCAAATGTTGAACAATGGAATGGAACTAACTGGACTGAAGTTAATAATGTAAATACTGCTAGATATGAAGTATCAGGACTTGGAACTTCTACAGATGCTTTAGTAACTGGAGGAAATGTTCCTCCAAGAACAGCTGCTGTTGAACAATGGAATGGAACTAATTGGACAGAAATAGCAGATTTAAATTCTGCTAGAAGTGGTACAGCTTCAACAGGAACTACAACAGCTGGTTTAGTTTTTGGAGGCGTAAACGCTAGTGCAGAAGCAAAAACAGAAGAGTGGAATGGATCAAGTTGGGTAGAAGTTGCTGATTTATCGACTGCAAGATCTGATTTAGCAGGAACAGGAACTACTGGATCTGCTTTAGCATCTGGTGGAAGCAATGGACCTATTCTAGCAGCAACAGAAGAATGGAATGGTGCAGGATCTCCTGTTACAAGAACATTTACAGATAGTTAAGACTTGTAATATATTTTAGTTAGTATATATAAGAGAGAAACATAAAGGATAAAGAAATGACAGATAAAAAAGACGTAAAAGATATTATACAAAAAGAGGAAACTCATTTAAATAATTTATTAGAACCACAAGACCTTACCGATTTTAAAGGTATGGTAGACGAGCTTAGAGACACTTGGACCAAGAAACAAATGTTTCGAACAGAAACAGAAGCAAGATTTTCTGTATTACAAGACAATAGATACCCAACTAAAGCATCAAAGTATTGGCAGTGTGTAAGAGAACAATCATCATACTTAGATAACCTAATGACTTTATCGTTTGATTATAGAAGAAACGAAGCAAAGATAACTTGGTTAGAAAAGAAAATAGACAAAGAAGAAGATGAATATAAAAGAACTAAATATCAAATAGATTTAGACGAAGCTAGATTTGGTAAAGCCTCTATGGAAAAAGTTGCAAGGCATAGAATGCGTGAAATTAAAATGTGGTCTAAATTAAAAAAAGAATTTAACGATGGATCATTTAATGACAAAGATGTTAATCAACATCAACTAGAGTCATATGGATTACAATACCACGAGAAAGCAAAAACACTAAATGCTAACTCATCAGAGTCTGAAATATTTAATGTAATGGGACAACTACAATCCTTACAAAGAATTAAAAAATCTGGTGAACTAGAGAATAGTTATAAAGAAAAAGAAAAACTTGAACAACATGGAAAACCAAAATCTTAAATTTGATTTTGTATTTTTAGGTCAGTCTGTTTTAAAGTATCAGGTACCGCTTGATATATTTGCTACAATTAATCAGATCTATGAACAAAATTTTCATAACCTTGCACCTGCCAATGGTCAGTTAGTGGGTAAGATAGAAAATGAACATTCTTTGTTTTATCATGGTCAAGACCAATCTAAAATGAAGAACCATAATATGTTGCCTACAAATGTAACAGATTATTTTATGACTATATTTAAACACTATCTAGCATTTAATAAAATTAGAGATTACAAAACTCATTTAAATTCTATTTGGGTTAATGAAATGAAACAACACGAATATAATCCTGCACATATTCATAGAGGTATGTTGTTTACTGGACTATCTTCTGTTATGATTTTAAAACTACCATCAACCTATGGTAAAGAATACTCAGCAGAACATATACAACAGAACGGTAGACTACAAATACTAGGAGCTAGTAATGGCCAATTTGCAAAAATAGATTACCAACCACCTATGGATCTTAGAGACTTTTATATATTTCCATATGATATGAGACACTGTGTATATCCTTTTAATGGAACGGATGAGACTAGACGCACATTAGCTGCAAACTGTGACGTAGACTTTGATCCAATTAGAAACAGAGGAGCTATATAATGGATAAAAAATTTTTAATTAGGGATGATCATATTGGATTATTTAAAAATTTTATGCCAGAACATTTAATAGATAACTATGTAAATTATTTTAATAAATGTGAAGAACAAGGTGCTGTGTACCCAAGAAAAGAAAATGAAACATTGGCATCAGACAATGCAATCGATACTATAAAAGGATCACAAGGTGAGTTTGAGGCTTCAACTAATGTTGCGATGACTTATACTAATAAACCTTTTATAGATTTATTTTTTAAAGAAGTATATCCACTATATACTCAAAAATATTCCTACCTAAAAAAATTAGCTACCCATAATATACTAGAAGTTAAAATACAAAAAACTAAAATAGGTGAAGGTTACCATCATTGGCATTGTGAAAATGCGGAAATGAAAGCAAGAAATAGAATTTTAGCTTTTATGGTTTATTTAAATGATGTGGACGAAGGTGGTGAAACAGAATTTTTATATCAAAAGTGTAGATTTAAACCTGAAAAAAATACATTGATGGTATGGCCATCACAGTTTACACATATTCATAGAGGCAACCCACCTTTGTCGAATGATAAACATATAAT